ATTTCAGTTGTTGTAAAAGTTCTTCTTTCAAAACCTTCTTTTTTAGTTAAAGTTCTATACATATCTTCATCATGGTCTCCCTTTGCAACTTCTTCTTCTTCAATTACTTCTTCAATTACTTCTTCTTCATACTTTCCTTCTTTTAAATAATGAATTACATAATGCGTTTCTGTTTCTTCAATTCTGTCAATGTGTCTTTTGTCTATTGTTTTCATATCAATATTTTTTTCTTCTGTATCTAACATTTCAAACAATTCACCTGCTGCATCAAAAATTTCTGTATGCTTAAACTGTGCTGCCCTTTGTCTAATTGCAGACAATGCTTTTCTATATACTTTGCCATCTTTTCCAAATGGAAATTTATAATGTCCTTTAGTTTCTGCATCTGAATTTTCATCAACCCCTAGAAACCATTTTCCATAATTTCCCCAATCATCATCACCTAATAATTTATTTCCATCTTCTGCGGAAAAATCCCAATCAGAATCACTATCTACTTTTCCTGCATTGATTAATTGTTTTGCGTAATTAAATCCTTTTTTATTTACTTTCATCATTAATATTATTTGTAGGTCCTAAATTTAAAGGAACATAATGTTCATCTAAACCTTTAACTCTGTTTAAATCTTCAAATTCTCTAATTTCGTTTGCAGACAGAACGCCTATCTCAAACAATCTTCTATAATAATCACCTCTTGAATCTACATCAGCTCTTAATAATTCAGAAACTCTGAATTTAACATAAGAGGTTTTTTGTTCATTAGGTGAAAATATTTTTCTATTAAATTCTTGTTCAATGTTAACTAGATATGGCATCAAAGTATAAGTAACAAATTCTATTGATTGTTGTTCAATATTATTATTTGTACTTCTTTCAAGATCCATTATCATGTGTGGTTGAACTCTAAATATTCTGGCTATTTCTGAAATTGTGAATGACCTGTTTTTTACAAATTCTGCATCAACCAATGGAACAGAAATTGGTTTGTAATTTACACCACCTTCTAAAACCGCAGTTGAATGAGATTTATAAACACCACCAAAACGATTGTTCCATGATGTTCTTAATCGTTGTGCGGATTCTTCTGTTAGTTTTCCATCAGTTTGTAAAACACCTGAAAGTATTGCACCATTTTCAAAAAACTTTGCACCAAATTTTTGTGTCGCTAATCCTAATCCTAATGCTTCACGACAGGCAGTAATTGGTGATTTACCTTTCACGCCATCATAAGACAATCCAATAAAATGCAACATTTCTTTACTTTGATAAACCTTATCTTCATTTTGAATTGTATAATATGATTTTCCATCTGCACCAACTGAAACTTCAACATATTCTGGTTCTACAATTTTAAAACTAATTGGTCGCCCACCACCATTTCTTTCAATTATTGCATAGGCGTTTCCATACAATAACAAATGGCACATCAAAGTATTCCTGAACTGATAACTTGTGTAATTCTCTGAAGGGGCATTGTGCAGCAAATTCTGTAAGGGTGAATCGTAGGATATTTGCTTTGCACCCTGTTTATCTCTATTATACACATTTAAAGGTAACGCAGCTATCGTAGAAGATATTAAATTAACCGCAGACCACACCGCAGTTAATTGCATTGAACCTTTTTCAGAAACAGGAACACCTGATGATGCTATTCCAAATGAATCAACAAAGTTTGTGGTGCTTCTTTGTTCCTTTTTTGGAAATAAAAAATCAAATAAACCCATAATTATTCTAGAATAATTACACTATATACTAAATATTATTTGATTCTACAATAAACTTTTGAAATTAGTTTTTATTTTTTTTTCTAGATTTCATGGTTTTAAAGGATTGATAGGTTCGATATTTACTTTTACCATGCTTTTCAAAGTATTTTTCTTCAGCTTTTTCCCATGCAGAACGCCCATTTTTTGAATCATAATGAGTTTCAAATTCTTTTAGATACTCTTTAAATTTCATATAAATAAAATGTCTTTGTTATCGTAAACACTTCTATCATCTTCTTCTTGATTCATATATTGAGCCAGAGCCATTACCATTGAAACAGGACCATCAATTTTTGATTTGGATTTTGATTTACTAAATTTTATATTTCCTGCTGCATCACTTTGGATTTGAACATTAGATATTTGCCAATTCATAACTGGATTATTTCCATGATTTAATTGTTTTGAATAAACTAACTTTTCTAATTCTTTACATGGTGCTGACATACTTGCGAAACCCTGACCAATAGGATTCATTTTTACACCCTCATCAACTAAATTAATTACTAATTGACTACTGTTCCATCTATCAAAACCAATGCCAACCACATTAAACATTTCGCATAATTCTAAAATCTTTTCCTGAATAAAATTATAATCTGCAACATTTCCTTCTGTCATTATTATAAATCCATTTTGACACCACGATAAATAATCCACACCATCAGAATCTTTTTTAGAATAAACTTTTTCTTCAGGCAAAAAGAAAAATGGCACAACCTCAAAACTTCCATCTTCATTTGGAAACATCAATGTCAAGGCGGTTATATCTCTTGTAGATGCTAAATCAAGACCACCAAAACAATCCCTTTTCTTCATTGATTCCAAATCTATTTCACCCAGATTACATGAATCCCAAACTTCTTGATTAATCCATTTAGTTTCATTAGCAGTCCAGATATTTAAATGCAATCTTTTAAATGTGTTTTCATAAGAAGCTATTTGTTTTGCTTTGTTAAATTGTTGTATGAAATAATCTTTTTTAATTATACTTCCAAAAGCAGGGTTTGCTTTTTTCCATGTTTCTTCTTTGGTCCAATCATCTTCTTTATCAGCAGCAAATATAACACCTAAAAATGATTCATCTTTTATTGCACCGCTAATAACTTTTTGTGCGTAATCGTGAACTTCATAACAAATAGATTCTTTGTCATATCCTGCGGTTGTAATACAAATTGTCAATGGTTGTTTTCTAGCACCAGTTGATGTTGTTAATACATCAAATAATTCCCTGTTCTGTTGTGCATGAAGTTCATCAAAAATAATTGCACTACAATTGAACCCATGTTTGGTATTTGCATCTGCGGAAATTGCTTTGTAATAAGAATTATTTTTTTCTAATGTAATTGAATTTCTGAAAACCTTTCCACGCTTTGAAAGTTCTTTATTATTTAACACTTGATTTTTTGCAATGTCAAAAACAATTCCTGCTTGTTGTCTGTCGGCAGCAGCACTAATAACTTCAGCACCTAATTCACCATCTGCATATAACATATATAAAGCAAGTCCTGCACACAATGTTGACTTTCCATTTTTTCTTGGAATCTCAATATAACAAGTTCTGAATTTTCTTGTTCCATCTTTTCTTTTCCAACCAAACAAAGGTTCAATAATTTTTTCCTTTTGCCAATCTTCCAGAATAAATGGTTGACCTGCCAATTCCCCTTTGCAATGTGTTATATATTTTTCTATAAATTTAACCGCCCTGTCAGCAGATTTTTCATCAAAATAATAATCCATTATTCAAAAAAATTATGTTCATCTTTTATTTCTGTTGGTTGTGGTGCATTGATTTTGGTTCTAGCTGATGGCGTGAAACCAAATTGGGTTGCTAATTTAATTGCATCTTGCAACGCTTGTTTGCTAACTGTAACTAAAGGAACAATTTGGGAATGCTTAACCCTTCCATCTTCATCACGATAAATTTGAATACGCCCAGTTTCATGCAAAACTTTTTCGGTTTCTATGTGTAAAGCCATAGCATTACAATATGCTTCAACTAAAGCTAGATCAACCGCATGTAACATTTGTAAAGTAAACAGTTCATTGGTAACTAAAACCCATTGTTCTTTTCCTGTTTTGGTTAACCAACTTGGTGGCTTTGGTGGTTGCTCAACTTTTGCAACTTGCATTTCATTTTCAACCTCTCTTGACTTTGCGTAAGTTCCTCTAATTTTTTTTAGTTGTGTTGGAATTTTTTTTCTCCCAGTCATTTTTTTTTTTTTAAAACCCAAACTAAAACCAGTTTAAGTTCAGTTCTAAACTAGTTTAGACCCCCCCTGCTCTAGTTTTGCATATAAAAAACCAAAAC